ATATCGTGAAGCTGCAAATCCCGGAAGATGCCCGCCGCAGCTCTGCTGGAGGCGAAAAATGTCGCTGCGACAAAGCCTATGTGGTGGAGATTCAGAATGCTGATGGAACCAAAGCCGACATCGAGACAATTCATTCGAACCATGATGCGAACTTCGTGTATACGGTCGGCGCTACCGTCGAGGTCTCCGACTTTGATGATGACCGCTGGAGCGAATGTGCTCCGGGTATCCACTTCTTCATCGACCGCCGGGCGGCCGTGGAGTATTGACGGGAGAGCCATGAAAGTCATCGTCACCTTTTTCGGGCCGGACAAGATACCCGCCCACGCAATCACCAGCGGCGAGAAATACGGTAATATCTATGACGTGGTTCGCTATGTCAAATGGCAGAACGCTACGGGCAGTTTGTTCGACGACGACACGGCAACGAGCTGCATGAGCTATTACGGATTATGCGAATAGGTTTGGTTGACATAGACGGGCACAATTTCCCGAATCTCGCGCTGATGAAGCTGTCGGCATGGCATAAGAAGCAGGGCGACAGCGTGGAGTTCGCAAACCCGATGTTCGGATGTTACGACCGGGTTTACATGTCGAAGGTCTTCACCTTCACGGCCGATTGTTCGGACATCTACCATTGCGAGGTGATCCGGGGCGGAACGGGATTCCGGGACTATACGACGGTATTGCCCGAGGAGATCGAACATATTTGCCCTGATTATTCGCTGTACGGAGTGGACGAAGCCTACGGTTTTCTTACCCGCGGCTGCCCGAACCGTTGTCCGTGGTGTATCGTTCCGCACAAGGAGGGAGCCATCCGGCCGGCGTCCCCGCTCCGGGAGTTCCTCGGTGGCAAGCGCCGGGCCGTGTTGCTCGACAACAACGTGCTGGCGTCGGAGTTCGGATTTGAACAGATCGAGGAGATTGTCCGCATGGGGATCGCAGTCGATTTCAATCAAGGGCTGGATGCCCGGAGGGCGTGCGATAATCCCTACATCCTCGACCTGCTCGCTCGGGTGAAATGGATAAGCCAAATACGATTCGCCTGCGACCGGATGTCCCAACTGGAGGCGGTTACAAAGTGTGTCAAAGAGTTGGGGCGCCGAGGAATCAAGCCATATCGCATTTTCGTCTACTGCCTGATACAAGATGTCGAGGAATCATTAGGACGAATAAACGCCCTGCGCAAATTGGGCGTACTCCCATTTGCGCAACCTTACCGGGATTTCGATAACAACATCAAACCGACGAATGAGCAGAAACGATTGGCTCGTTGGTGCAATCACAGGGCTATTTTTAAGAGTGTTGAATTTAAAAATTACAAGAGATGAAAGATCAGGTAACAAGCATTGAACAGTCGCGCCGCTTGCTGGAACTGGGTGTTCCGGCGGAGAAGGCGAGCATGGTGTGGACGTCGTGTAGTAATGAATGGCATCTATCGGTTTTACCGCATTATAGAGCCTCTAAAGAATGTATTGATAGTGGGGTTAGCACTCCCGCCTTTACGGTCGTGGATCTGCTGGAGATAATGCCGAAATTCGTATGGAGTGACGAAAAGGGATGGTGCCGTCTTATCATTCGATATGCGAATGATGAGAAGCCGGTCATTGGTTACGATGGTCATAGCGGTAACTTGGCGTACTGGCGTGGGGAGGATTCTGTTTTGGATAATATGGTCCATGCTATTATATGGCTTATGGCTAACGGTTATGGGTTGGAGTTATGAGACATGAAGTAAAAATGCCGTTGCGCCTCGTTAATGGCAAATTTATGCGCGGGGATGTTGAGGAGAAGCCTGAAATAGGCAATTCGGAACAAATAGCCCTCTTGCGGAAATTTGAGCAAGAGGCCGAAAAAGCAGAGAAGGCCGCCAAGGCTGGCAAGCTGGATGTGGAGATTTATACGGAAGACATTGAATACAAGGTCGTCTGTGAGTTTACGTGCATTTGCGGGAATAAGATTAAAGAGAAAAACACGAATTATACTGACGATTGGGAAGAATTGGAAAGCCCGGATTATGAGGGTGGAGCGATTACCTGCGATAAATGCGGCCGCAAGTATGAGATTGATGGTTTTCATGCAAAATTGATTGAAGGATGAAAACACGCCTACTGAAACGACTGCGGCGGGAGGCTGACAAGAAGTTAGCTCCAATACGCATGATACATCCGATTCATTTTTCGGAATTTGTTGAATGGTGGAATTACCGGATGTATATGGCATACCGAGAGAACTTTATCCTCCGCCGCGTTGCGGAGCTAAAAGGAAATAGAAAATGAATACAAATGTAATGTTTTCAAGTGCAACAGATTTGTGGGCTACTCCACAGGACTTCTTCGACAAACTCAATGCGGAGTTTCATTTTACTCTTGACCCCTGCGCGTGTCCGGATAATGCGAAGTGCGCGAAGTTTTACACAAAACACGATGATGGGTTATTGCAGAATTGGGCCGGTGAAATTGTTTTTTGTAACCCGCCTTATGGAAGGAGTATTTGTGACTGGGTAAAAAAGTGCTATGAAGAATCGCGCAAGCCAGGAACAATCGTAGTCGCCCTTATTCCGGCCCGAACGGATACATGTTATTTTCACGAGTTTATTTATCGTAAAGCGAAAGAGATTCGATTTATTCGAGGACGGTTAAAGTTTGGCGGAGCGAAGAATAGCGCACCGTTCCCAAGCATGGTTGTAGTATTCTGATTTATGAGGTTAAAAGGAAAGAGAAAATGAAAATCAACAGGCAAATAAACGAATGTTATTGCGCCAACTGCCGAAAGTACGAAGAATGCCGAGCCAAAGGAGTATTCGACGAAGATCCGGGCTTCGACTTCTGCGTGAACTATGAGGATGTGAGCTATCCCGATGACGATAACGATGAAAACGATTGAGCCATGAAAAGCGAAAATGCAAAGGAATACATTACACATGCCACGTGTACGGCACAAGAGTATGCTGAAAGATTCGGAGGGCGCGAGTTGGTCGTGTCAAGATGGGATGTGTGTCTACCGCTATCGAACTCGCCGAGCAGGATGCCGAGGAGCGGATGCGTGAAAAAGCGATTGAGGCATTCAAGTCCTCTTGCGTATACAAGGATGGTTGTGGTGGTGCTGGTCGGGCTTGTGATCTTGCATTGTGTGAAGATTTGAGATTGTTTATTCAAAAACTGAATGAGGAATAAATGCACATTTGCAAACTAAGACAGGAGGCAATGAAATGAGAAGAGCCATAAATACGATCCCGGAAAACGAATATAACCAACTGTTGAGAGAAGCAGCATCCAGGATGAGAGCGAAGATTCAGAATCTCATAGATGATGAAGAGGCATTGCAAAGGAAATTTGATGATCAAGAGGATTACGCAACAGCCGAAAGGCACGACTTTAATAGTAGGGCTTTGCGAAAGGCGATAAACGCCATATACATTACGAGGGATGAAAAACTTTTTGATTGACGGCATTTGGCAGGGACCGCCGGATGGATTCGATGTAAAGGAATGGCTTAACGAAATTGTTTCCTATTCAGGTCTCGATGAATACCTTCAACCAACGGGAGTTATTCGGCGGTTCCAGAGAATAGAACGTGTGCGCCGCAATGGCCGAGGCCGGGGCAAGACCGTCGAGGCTATTGCCGCGGAGATCAACAGGACAAACAATCTAAAACGACAAGAATAGGATGAAATTCACCACCCCGTGCTTTGTCCGCGTCGAGGATGCGGAGAAGCGGAAAGAACTGGCTGTGTGGCTGTCGAGTATAGGCCGGTATGTATCTCCTGCCGTCACATCAAGCGATGATCATAAAGACTGGGTAATAGTTACGGAACCTTACGATCCTGATTTGGATGGTTATGTTGGTATTTGGGCTAAGACACCCAAATCACCAGCATTTATTGACTGTGGCGAAAACATCGAGCTGTTCAAGGCGCTGGCGGCGATGAACGATGAGAATTACAACGAGCAGTATTTTGTTACCGAGTTAGCCGGGAGTTCGTATTGTGTGCACAAAAATCGAAATACAAACCTTGCTTATTCTCTTACTTGCCGCAAGGCCACGGTCGCAGAGATTATCGAATATTTCAAAAAGAGTGAAAAATAATACGATATGGCTTACTTTATTACAGAGCCTTTAGCTGGCAGCGACGATGTAGTTGTGTCGGTTTATAAGAATACGGGAGAATATGTCGGGAATATCATTTACGACAGGTATAAATGGAGGATGTTGTCTGATGATGCCAGAGATGACGTTATTCGAAAGTGTTTCGGCGATAAGAAGTGGATTTGGTGAAATGAGCGAGCTATGACGATATTTAGAATGCGCATACAGGGATGCGGGTGTAATAGCTGTGAACGCAATATGTATCGAAGATATTTGTCCGTGTGCATATTGGGGCGTTATTACGAGTTCTTTAGATTCCGAGGGGTTTGCAAAGACTGCAACTCCCCGTTCTGAAAAAATAGCGAGATTCTCGTAAAATCTCGAAAAAACTGTAAATATCTTTAAACACTTTAAAGAACTTGAAACATGGAAACGATTGAGGAAAGAGCACGAGAATACGCGCATCAATACCGACGAGATGCGCATGACTTGAAAGGAGAACGAGCCGATGCGGCCTTTGCGGCGTATTGTCAGGGGGCAAAATCCGAGCGTGAGGAGTTGACCCGTTGGCATGATCCGAAAGAGGAGTTACCTCCGATTTATGATAATGTCATGGTCAAATATATGGCATTAGATGGGTGTGAACATGTTGCGATCGCATGGCGTTCTGCCGGTGACGCAGGAGGATGCACCTATACTATCAGCGGGACAGGTGTCGCGATCAACAGTCGAAATGTCATTGGCTGGCGGGAGATTCACGAATAGAGCTATGGATATTCTAACCCCACATGACGGTATCACGAACGAGAAGATTTGCAAGGCGCAGATCGAAGCCGTCGAGAAGAAACAGAACGAATACAAACTGATCGGTCGTCTGACGAAGGTCCCCGGCCACACCCTTTACAGGTTCAATGCGACTACGCGGGAGGCTTCGAAAGCGATCGTAGAGATACGTTCGGGGTATTGCTATGATCCGGAGAAAGGTCCGAAGATGCAGATTAGACACCGATTCAATGTGAAGGTCGAAAAGGACTGCTACTACGAACAGGCGTTGAACATGAAGAACTTCATCAAGCGCCTGCGCCGCCAGGGAATCATTGGGGCGGACGAGTGTGTGAAAATCGTAAAATGAGATGGTTATGAGAGAAATTAAATTCCGAGGCAAGCGCCTCGACAACGGGGAGTGGATATACGGTTCGTTATTGGTTAGTCATTTCAAAGACGATAAAAAAGAACGATATTTCATCACTCAATTTTCCGGTAATTATACTTTCGAACATGAGGTTGATCCCAACACCGTCGGCCAGTTCACGGGGTTGAGAGACAAGAACGGCAGGGATATTTGGGAGGGGGATATATTCAAAGAAGACGGTAGCGGAATTGTGCGGTCAGTCTTCCGAGTGCCCGGCGGCCTTGCTTTCGAGGATAATCCTGTGTCGTTCGGCTATGACCATAGAGCGCCAGTATATCCGTATTCTTCCATTGCTGAAATGCAAAGCGTATCATGGTTATCGCAATGTTGCGAAGTCATCGGCAACATCCACGACAATCCGGAACTACTTAAAACTGAATAAACCATGAAGAATTTCGATTTGGAGGCCGCCAAGCGAGGTGCGGCGGTGTGCACGAGGGGCGGGCTTCCCGTTGAATTTTCACACATCACAAATAGTGCCTACCTGCCTGTTAGGGTGCTTGTTTATGGCGACCCTAAAAAACTGTATTCCGAAATTGGTGCTTATCTTGAAAACGGACAAATGTACCCTGATATTGCAAGTGAGGACGACCTGATGATGCGCGACGATGACTATCTGGAGAAGCTGGAGCGGGGAGAGTATGACCATATTGCTGGCGCCCGCAAAATGGTCGGGACAGCTATTAAGCAAAACTTAAATACTGACCGCGAGTACTGGC